CGCCTGTTCATATTGACCTGTACAGGTGGTCGGGGGTGGGCTTCTATATAATTTCCCTCATTCAAACCAGATGGGTGCAGTGAGCACACAAATACACTCTTCTATATATGACTACAGCTAGATACAGTTAAGTTTTCTTATAAAGGTATAAAATCTGTAGGTATATAAAAGAATGGATGTGCGGTATACACGCTTCAAATGGTAAAATGAGTTCCACTAAGTAGAAACCCACGGGTTTTATCCACAATGCATTATGAAATTTTTTTGATTTTGGGTGTGAATGTCTTGAATGGTCCATGTGCTTTGTATGTTCTCCATAGGCCCATCGTGACTGAATTGTTGAATGTCGCGTCGATGGCTAAATGTATCCTGCTGTCCAATGATTCTAGTGGGGTTATTACTTGTTTGTTGTTGGTCAACAAATCCCAATTTGCTATTGATGCTTTGTAAGAAGCCGCTAAATACATTTGTTCCAATGTCTTGACGGAGATACTTGCTATTAAGGAAAGAACTACTTGAGTTAGGCTTATTTGTTTTTCTTTCTTGTAAAACTGTTTGATAATGAGATCCATTTTCATTAGAAAGAAGTAGTAATTTCTGGTCTTGGAGGCCAGTCGTATTACCATCTTTATCATTTTTATGATTCTGTTCCATGGCAATTGGTTTATGCCTATCTCGACTTCCAATAGATTTTCCACTCCTTCTGTCCGTTTTTGGATTAGTTTTATGAATGAGTGTTCCAATTCCATCTTCGCATAATGAGTTATCGAAGTCATGTGACTCTGGTTGTAGACAATATTTTTCCCTGAAAATTTTTGTTTTTTCTTCATAAATTTGGTGGTGTCCCTGAAAGATTTCGTAGTTATCATCAAAGGTAACCTGCCCATTATAATTTGGGAACATAGTCTTGTTGAATAGGAATTTTTTCCCTTGTTCATGCTTAAATTTTGTGGTAAGCCGCAGCAGAGTATTGTATTCATGATATAGTGGTAGGTTAGTACACCAAAAAGTGTTACTTATGTACAATTGTTCTCTATATTCATCTCTAATTTCGTCATTTTTGTTGATCATAGTCTGTGACCAAGGTAGTAATGTGATGAACCTCCTCATATCCCTTATAATTTTATATTTTTGTATATCCCAATTATAGTAGATGCGTGTTGAACAAAATTGCATATCTTCTATTGTACCATGGGTTACCATCTTGGCTATTTGTCCTAAGCCATGTTTGCCATTGGTTTTATTTGTGAAAACCAAATATATTGCATCATCTATTGATTGTTGGGTCGTTGCACTCTTTGTTAGTATGCAAACGTCGTCTCCTTTTACCAGTAATTTATAGTCGTGTATGCCACCTTCTTCTAAAGCAAATCTAACGTACTGTATCATACTGAGAGTATTGCCAAAAGTTGTTCGCATATCTCCTGAACGGGTTTTGCCCCTAAGTACGAAATTACCCATGTATTGGCGTTTTTGTCTTGGCTCTTTACAAAAAACATTGATCCTTGAATATTCTTGGAAAGCATATTGATGATATAGAGATATTGGAACATGTGTTATGAATCTGGTTAAATAATCATATATATAATGTTCTGTTTTCCTGAGTTCGTAATGCTGCGTTCGATCGAAGCCACTACCATCTAAACTTGTTGTATGCACATAACCTTGTAGCGCATACTCTGTTATCATGTCTTCCATATCTTCCCAGTTCTTTCCATTGCAATACCCAAAATGTCCTCTGAATAATTGATCCAGTTGCCATAATATTGGTCCCATTGTTATTTTTTGTTCGGGTGGTGATGCGCATATACATCTATGTTTATCACCTAGAAATTGTTTTTCTCTTTTTACTAATAGTTCTGATATTGCATTATAATTTAAATTATTCAAATCTAATGTATCTATCTCTCTTTTCTGTTTCGGGTTGAGATGCAGATACCATTTTTCATAATTATATTCAAAATTAGCTAGTATTGGTTTTATTTTCTCAATGAAATCATCTTGCCAGCGCTGAAATTTATATAATAGCCATGCTTCAGGATGTGGAACTTCTAGAACTTGTCTTTTAGCACAAACCCAAGTCGAATTGAAACAGGACTCATATATTATTGGGAGTTCTCCTATTGCAGGCATTAGTTCAACCAGACCAGGTATCATGTTATTACATTTCTTAGACATGAATTCATCAATTGTACGGTGAGGGCTACTTTTTAAATGCCATTGTGCATCCTTATCTACTCTGCCTTTCACGCTATTAAATGCGGTTTCATCTGCACATTTACAGTAGATTATACGGCCTCTGAAAGGTTTTGTGAAGAAAAGCCATTTTATTAGTATGAATAGCCATATGATTGGATTAGCCATAAAGGATCCATGTGGTAGATCAGTGTTACTTCTCCCTTGCACTATTCCATTTGATGTACAGGCTTGTGTAAAAACATCTATAGTAGTGAGAAGATATTTAACGGACATGGATGACAATAAGTGTATGTCGTCTAATATATATGTAAGCATGTTGAATTCTTTGCTATTGCGAATAAAAGTAAAACAAGTGTCAAACCATGTACTTTGTTCATTTGTGTGCCATGTTTGGGGCATATCATATAATGGCCCTATCAGGGGTTGGGTATAATGTGGATTTTTAGTGAATCCTTCATCACTATCAAAGTAGTCCCAGTCAAAAATGGTTTCTCTTGGCTTATAATAAGGTAGGGCTAGATATGCGTTATTTTCAACCACATTCCGTGCCTTAGCACATCTGAGATGTTGTGTGGCTATGTTGTTTTCATCAGCTATCCTAGTTATTTCTAGCCTAATTGATTGTTGGTATAAATCTTCGAAACGTTGTAAATCATAAGAATGATTATTGTGTTCCTGTTGAAGCGTTTCAGGATTACTTTTGTGCACAGCACGAGTAATCTTGACATAAGAGGCACCAAGTAAACAGAGTATTGCAATCATCAATATAAATGATAATATTATAACGATATTATAATCGCCAATGGGCCTCCAATTTATGGTGAGTTGGTTTTTTCTTTCTGAGGCATTATTATAATTTTGTATTGTTTTATCGATGAACAAAGTGGATAAATCATTACATATGCCTTCTGCACTAGATACTGCTGCTTTTATTAAAGGGACAACGTCTTCAATTGGGAAATCAACATCTGTCAGCGATTGTAATGCTATTTTCTTAATTTTCTTAAAATCATGGGTTTCCTCAGATAAAACTCGCAACAACAGTCGTCTGTATGTTTCATAAGGTATCAACTTACTCATCTCTCGCTTTGGTGCTGTATTATACACACAAGCATTTTCCCAACTTTCTGAAAAATAACTATAAGAGTATATTTCTTGTTCAATTTTCTTATAATAGTATATTTTATTAACGGAACTGATTTTCCCATCTGCATCGGTTTGAGTCTTTGTAGATTTTATTGTTACCACTGATCCTGCCAAAAATGCTCCACTGTCATAGGGGACTGCATTTAGTTCCATTTCGGTTATGTAGGATTTGTGCTGCTGAATTTCACTAGTATCTTTTTGGGGTACGTGTACAGTGATTGGCAAGTGTACACTCTGCACTTCACCACGTTTCCTAGTTAAAATAAATGAAATATATTGAGATGTGTCAAACTTCGTTCGCAATTCAATTGCAACATTGATGTCATAAGATTCTTGTCCATCAATTACAGTTATATCAAAGGTATCGTACAGATATGCGGCATCGTTAAAAGGTAATTTTGGGTGCACATATAGGCTTGAATTCCCAGGCACTTTCATATGTATGAGGCCATCTTGGGTCATATATTTTGCGAAAGTCGTGTCCCCATTTTGTACATACCCTACATCAGTTTTGAATATGTGGGCTGATCCTATACACATATTTCCTTGGCGTGCATATAAAAAATTTGAAACGGCGCTTAAGACTCCATCATAGTACAATGAATCAAACGTGGTAACTATACTAGTATTGACGTTAGCATGTCTACATATTGCATGATCTTGTACACATGCACACATAGTGAAACGATCTGCTAATTGATGGTTTTCTTTGGCTATTAAAGCAAGTGCGGCTTCTGCTTTATTATACCTTCTAACATCTGAGGATGTTATAACTGGCCGATTCAAATGGATATTTGTAAGTCCAGCTTGTATTGAACGTGTTCCTGCTCCTATATCGAAAATAGGGCATGGTGAGAATTCTACAAAATAATGTGTCTCATACCATTTTCTAAGTTCAGCTAATAAATTATGTGGGTGGGTTGAGGGTTTTTCATTTTTAATAAATATAGTTGAGATGTTTGAATTTTTCTTCAAAAAGTCTATGTCATCTTGAGTATCTAAACGGATTCCTGCTCTATGTTTACTCTTGTAAGATTCAAGCAATTTAGGTTCTTCATAAGAATAAAATTTCTTTACATTAGGATTGGTTATATCTGGATGTTCTTTAACTATTGGTTGTCTATTATTGTTTCTATTATTGTTATTATTTGGCTGTCGCCATAATGCATTGTGGTCACGGTTATGATTTCC